CCTGACGAGGCACCTATGTAGCACCGCGAAGTTTCATTGCGTTCTTCTGCCTGTTTTTGAAAGCCAGCATCTATGGCTTCGACAACGGCACGGGCTTGGGGATCAAATGGGTGAGCCATTAAAAGGGGATTTCATCGTCTAGGTCTTGAGGGGCTTCGTTAAAGTCTGATGCACCAGCATCTAGCGATGCAACCTTAGACTTATTAACCCGACCGACCTTCAAGTTGCCTGTGTTTTTGTCAGGCCAGATTTCGATCTCGCAAGCTTTGCCAGCAAACCAATCCACCTCCGGTGGGTTCGTTTCTGTCCAGCCCAAAACATCCAAGACACCTTTGAGTTCTTGAAGGCCATACATGGTGTTTTGTTCTGAATGAGGGTTGTTGACCATGATCCAATGTTTCCGAGAACCATTGTCGTTCTTGTAGTTAATCTCAATCTGATCGCCACCCTTTGAAGTTTTCTTGATAGCTGCGCTTTCAATCATCACTTCATGTGCGCCACGATCAAGCAAACTACTACCCGATGGTCGGTCACTGGTTTTAACTTTCGACAGATCGACATTTAAATATGCGCTCATTGTGCTACTCCTACACGTTTGGTTTTTTCAAATTGTTCTTTGGTCATCATCATGCGATTGACCAACTCAGGCACATCTGTACCTTCCTCGACGGGGCGAATGCGCCCATGCGGGTCGCGGTTTTTTCCGTGCCATCCATGCACCTGATCGCACAGCATGTATCTGCGCAGGGCCATCTTATCCTTGCCGCCTTGCACCTTCTGTGTTTCGGTCTTCGTAACCAACGCACACACAAGATCGAAGTCACCGATGTATTTCTTTTGCTTAGACTTCTGGTGGAGCATGGGCCAGAAATGGGTCTTACCATTGTCGTCTTGTTCTTCGGCGGCGAGTGCAGTGACGATTGTATGGATTGGCAAGTCGCGCAGATCACCGATCAGTGGATCAATTTTCTGGCTGTAAATCTGGTAAGGTTTGAAGTTGTTGTTCTTGTCAGGGTTTTCGGCGTTTGCCTCATTAAAAGCACGGCGGGACAACTCAGTTATACTATCTACCGCCAACCACTTGTAGCCAGCCTCTCGAAATTCTGGGCTGCGAATGAAGCTCATTATCTCTTTGAAGGAATACCCGTTAGGGTATTGGTCCTTATCTACGGGGTGATCAAAGGAATAGAATGGCAAGAAGTCTATATCCTTGTCACTGATTGAGGTAAGCCCCCCTTCGCCTGATATGATCAGACCTTTGCCAAACGTGTCAGCAAACTTGCCTATTGCGGTGGTTTTTCCAGCCCCACCGTGACCGTATAGAAGGATGTTAAGGTTGAGCGCAGTAACATCGCTCGTCTTAAAAAGTTTAATTTTCATGTTTTGAGAACCTTCACTGTGACTGTGCCGCGTTTAATCGTGAGAGCTTCACGAAGTTTATCCTTCACCAATTCGTCTGCGACATCATAAAGACGTTTGTTAACGGTGAAGTTTTGGGAAACACATTCGGGCAAGGGTTGTTCATCGAACAGCTTTGCAAGCACAGCCTTGTCCCAATCAAATTTCTCTGGGGTATTAATCTTGAGGCGACCACTATCTGCGAAGGGGATTTCAACCTCGCCGTATTCTTCTGGTAGCTCGGAAAGTATTTGATGCTTTAGGTAGTCCAGCTTTTCCTTGACCTGATCTAACTCGTTAGCCGCAGTTCTGTATTGCTCACAGTATTCGGCAAGACGTTCATCGCGGGTCGAAGTTGGTAGAGTAATATCGCCAAAGATCATTTCATCATTCATAAAGATTAACCATTGCGTAAGTTGTGTTCGTCGTGTTAGTAACACAACCGTTACACCTGAGCAAGAGAGAAAATATGCACTTCAACATTCAGCGATTAGTTGACGATTTGGGGGGAGCCACCGCCGTTGCCAAGCAAGTTGGCATTGGTCGCACGGTTCCCTACGGTTGGGTGCGCCGATCTTTCATCAGTTCACATCACCTTTCACTGATTAAAGAAGCCAACCCTTTGTTGGATATTAACTGTTACTTTGAACATGAGGACGCGCATGACACAGACAACCTTGGATGCAGCACTTGAATACTTAGATCGCGGCTGGTCAGTCATACCGATTAAAAATGGGACGAAGGTTCCACCGTTTAGTTGGAAAGAATTTCAGTATAGGCTCCCCACCGAAGACGAGATTTATAAGTGGTTCGATGGGACAGATCACGACATAGCAGTGGTCTGCGGATCAGTTAGCAACCTAGTCGTTCTTGATACGGATGATCAACAAGCTACTGACCATGCGAAAACTATGGGCTGGGATAGAACACCGTACCAAGTGAAAACGTCCAAGGGTTATCACTTTTACTTTTCATCGGACGAAAAGATACAGAAGGGCAAGGTCAAAGATAAGACTGACCTTCAAGCCGAAGGTGCTTATGTAGTCGCCCCACCGTCAGCAAACAAATCACTTGCCCTACAAGCGGGGTGCGATCCATACGATCTTCCTAAGTACAACGGACCAAGGGTTGGCTCTGCGGATAACGTCATTCCTTTTACGCCCACGCCATACGATCAGATCAACCTGGACTTAATTAAATCTAGTTTAAACGCATGGGAAGAGGCAGAGGTTTTTGTAGAGAGAGAAGGCCGAAAGCTACAAGCTGGCGATAGCTGTCACAATCGTATTGTCAGTTGGGTCGGACATTTAATAGCTCTGAGCTTAGACCATCAAACCGTCTATGATAGAACCCTTGAGTTCTGTGAAAAATTTATGGATGACCCCTTCGATGACAAGAAAATCCTAGAGACTATCAAGGGATTGCTGCGCAAGGAAAAGGTAGAAGAACACTTCGACCCAAAGCCCAAGCCCGAACCAATTAGGCTTGACCCTATCACAACGTCAAGCATTGATGTACTAGCTCAAACTATTGGAGAGCAACGCTTCTTTGTTGATCCAATCATTCCATCTAATGATGCGTCATTGACTATGATCTTTGGTTACTCTGGACATGGTAAGTCGATGTTCACGCGCAACATGTTGTATGCAGCGTGTGTCGGCAAAATGAACTATGGCCCATTCATTCTATCTGACAAACCTCGCGTTCTTTATCTTGATCTTGAGAACGGCAAGCGAAACATCTTGCGCTTCTTGAAGCAAGCCAAGGCAACCTATGGCGATGCGGGTGACAGGTTTATGATGTTCGCTGGCTTTCAACATGGCGATATGAACCTCAAGACAGACGAGGGTGTTGCAAGCTTACAGTCTTGGATCAACGCCACTCGTCCCAACATCGTTTGCATTGACACAGTTCGTACCGCGTTTGTCGGGATGCAAGAGAATGAAGGCAAGGAGTGGTCAGGGATTAACCAGTTAATACTTGCGCTGCGCAACTCTGGCATATCAGTGGTGCTAGTACACCATGCCAACAAGCCACAAGGTGACGGGGCCAGTGGGTCATACGCTGGCTCTACCAACGCCCTCACCAACCTAGAGTTCGGGATCAAGGTCACACAAATTTTTGACGATCAGGACATGGCTCGAACCAAGGCTGGGCTGTACGCGGGTGACATAGAAAGTCCCATGCTTCACAAGCTCTACCACCCTGCGGCCCTCAAGAAAGGTGAACACATGGCAGTCAAGCTTGAAGTTCGCTTTGTTAAGAACCGCGAGGCAGACGAAAGTTTAGAAGACTTGAGCTACGTTGCTTATGCCACTGACTATGATCGGGACACATTCAGATGCGTGTCAACTACAACCTCGAAACAGAAGGCTCTTGTATGGTGTCGCCCACATCGGGATAGCAGC